TTTCTTACGCTTGCGGCCAACATCTGCTGATACCATTGCCCACTGGGTGTGCTTGGGTCATAAGCATCCAGCGGGTCAAAGTCAGCTGGCCTGGGCGGTAACTGCTGTTGAACTGCCTGTCCGGGCTTAGAATTTCCCGTCAGGTATCCTTCAACCGTACTCAGGAGTTCCGGGCTTGACGCGATAGCATCCCTGAGATTCTTAAGCTGCTCATAATCAGCATAACGTTCTTCAGTTTGCTTAACGCGCTCTTCCAGTTCAACCCGCTTACGGTCATGGTATGATTGCAGATCGGCGTACCGTTTCTGCCAGTCTACGTTCTTCTGGGCTGCAGGCTGCGCTTCCTGTCCTTGCGCCTGGACAGCGCCCGTTCCAGAATCTGCAGGTACTGACTCTTCTTCGGTATATAATAGATGATCTGCAGCTAAGGTATCTTCTTCTTCAGGAGCGGTGTACCAATCAAACCCACCAGTCTCCTCTGTCGGCTGTTGCTGTACTTCTTCTTCCATGTCTTCCTTCCAGTCCCTTATAGGGGTGCTGTTATTTTGATGGCGACTTGCTTGCCTTTTTCGCCTTGTCTATTTTGGCTTCCATCTTTACTTCCTTCTGCGTCAATCGCAGTTCGTCAATGGCGTTCTCCAGGTCCAGCATCCGCTTGTCGTACTCGGCCTGCAACTGCAGCTGTTTGGCTGCAAGATTGCGGTCTGCCTGGGCACGCTCAACTTCAATCGCCTTCTGGCGCGATTCGTCATGCAGCTGTTCATTGTCCCTCTGCAGCTGCTTAATGGTCCCTTCCATGCTCTGCATCTGCGCTCTCATCTGGGCCATCATGCCCTTGCGCTGCAGCACACCATCACGGTCAAAGATGTCCGTCTTTTTCAGGACTTCCACATCGTCAATAAGGCCCAACTGGAACGCATTGGTGTAGACTTCCAGCTCAAGGTGCCTGTTGGTTGGGGCCATACTGCCTACAAGTACCTGCACGTCATACTCTCCCATGGCAGGGTCGTCAATCCACCCATCCACTTCCTGCGGATTGAACATATCCCCGATACCAACCTTCTGTACCTGCACATCATATTCATCAGGATTGGTTATGCGGATAACCCGCCCCTTGTCCTTGCGCAGGTAGTACTGCAGGAAACTGATAAGCACAGAGCCAATAATGTCAAGTCCGTAGTACAGATGTTTGGCAATAAGGCCGATACGCCTTGACCCGTACTCGTCCATGGCCAACAGGCTCCGGTACGGAGTCCTGTCACCAACAGACTGACTGTCCCCATGGCTAAGCGCAAAGGAACCAGCCACAAACTCCATATCCTTCTTGGCCTCGGCTTCCAGACTGTACAGTGCATTAGGCAGGGGTACAGGACTGACTATAACGGGAGCGCCAAGAGTGGAGTCAAACTCAATGACTGCACTGGGTCTGGCCCAGTTCTCTTCAACAGTGTCCACATCCACGCTTCCCTTGGGCACAAGTACCTTGGCCGCTGTACTGGCCTGGGCATGAGCAATCATCAGACTTCTGCGTGCGTTGACTTCAAGCTGCAGGCCTCTCATCTTGCGGGTCAAAGACACGCAGTAGGGGTTGCCATAGTGCTCATAGGGGATAGGAACCAGCGGGTAGAACCGTGTAGGCAAGACTTCTTCAAAGATAATCTCATCGCCCAGGATAACCGTGCGCTGGATGTGCATGACAAAGGTTTCTTCAATTTCCTGTACAGCCCTAAGCAACTGTTCCGCATCAGGGTCGTTCTCCAGGCTCTTAAGCAGTGCGTCATACTCTTCTTCGTACAAACTGCGTTCCTGGACCTTGCCCTGGGGGTCGTTGTACTTCATCACATACTTCTTGACCGCCACACGCTTCAGATACTCAATGTAGGTGACATGGCTGTGGTCATCACTCAACACTTCGTCATAGACTTCAATGTTTTCCTGATTGGGGTTGGAACCGGTATAAGCAGGCTCCCAGTCACCACTGGCCATCTCTTCCAGCTTGTCGGCATACTGCGGGAATAGCACCTTGGCACGGTCAATGCGCACATTACGGGTAATGAACATGCAGGTAGAATCCTGTTCGTCCAGCTCACGGCTCTCAGGGTCCGGCACCACATCCAGCGGATGCACAAACTGCACGTAAGGCATACCCTTGCCGTTGTCAATATACGGGTCATAGCCTATGTAAAGGTATCCCTTGCCCACCATCAACTGGTGAGTCACGGCACGGTCAATCTGCAGGTCCCCCCTGCTCTTGCGCCATACCCAGTCCAACAGCATGTTGAATAGTCTGGCCTTACGGTTATCTTCATCGCCTATAGGAGATACTTTAAACTTGGGGGGCTTGGCTATAATCTGGCTTTTCTGGAGGGAAATCTGCGGCATGATATAGGGAATCTCAAGGGCCGCTTGCCCACGGGCCTGAAGGGCAGCTACCTGCTCGGCGGTCCACTGGCCACCAGGAGTGTTGAACTGAATGTCTTCACTCATGTTGTTACGGTAGGTGGCCATACGGTCACGATGCTGCTGATAAATCTGCAATATCTCTGTTACACGATCATCCAAAGCAAACCCCACTGAAGGTAGAGTTGATTAGGTGGGGTCTGCTTTTTGCTTTATTGCCACCAGAAAGTATGGTAAACCTGTACTTGTTGGAGCTATACGGCCTGCATTTCCTTGAACTTGGCCGTATCACGCAGGTAATTCTTGCAACGGTGGAACCGTGTAATAGGCACATCCTGGCCTATCTGGGCTTCCAGATAATCACAGTGGCCTGTACGCTTGTTGCCATTCCATGAGTGCGGCCACTTGCAGCTCTCGCAGGTTTCCTGCAACTTAACGATATCCATTAGCTTTCCTTTTCTTCTTTCCCGCTGAACTTCAGCAAGTTGACACTGTTGGTGTCTTCCACATGCACAATGCACCCATCTACAATCTTCAGGGTAATCTGCCCGAAATACTTGGGCCGCAGGTGGGCTTCAATCCAGCTCCACAGTGCATTGGTATCTTCAACTACTACGCCCATATTGGAATCCTTAGTTTACCTTTCTTCCAGGGACCATCCAGTCATATACCCTGCGCTTTCTGTGCTGCAGGCCACCGGATGCCATATCCCTGTCTCTTGGTTTCTGTGAGTAGCGGCTTGCCAGATATACCGCATCCATCAAGTCGTCATTCTTGCCCTTTGGAAATGTCAGCAGCTCAACTTCCAGGTCCGTGTGCTGCTCCTTGTGGTGCATTACCCCGGCCTGATATATCGGCTGTAAAGCCTGCCGGAGCTTGTCTTCCTTGGTCTGGCGGGTACTTACCTTCTCCCCTATAATAGGCAAGTACTTGTTGCGCAAGGCCATCTCTTCCCGCAGCCAGTACCCCATAATAACCTGCATGGCCTGCTCTTCCATCACAATCAGTCTTGGATGATACCGCTCATGCAGCTCAAACACATAGTCCTTAAGTTCATTGGGCTTCAGCATCTTGCGGTCAGCTACTTCAATGTACCGCTTGCCAGATGGCGTATTGGCCATAACCACGATGCCGGTATAGTCTCCACTGGTGCCTGAGCTGGGGTCAATGCCTATAATCACATCCACAGGGTACAGACTCTCAGAGTCACTGTCAATTACCTTTATGTAATTGCCCAGCTCAGAAGACCATCCCAAAGAACCAGCCCACTTCTTGAAGTACTCCCGTCTAAAGTCCGCATTGTCAATGTTAAACGGGATGTTCATGTACTCCTGATAGAACATGTCCATACGGTTAAGTTCCGCATAGGACAGCTTCAGGTTTGCAATATACTCTTCGGTGAACCGCTCAGGCCAAATGGCCTGCCCATTCTCTATCATCTGGTGAAAGATAACATGCCAGCTAAAGTCACGGCCTTCAGACTCGGCTTTCTTGCTGCTTTCCCATAAGTTGTTTAGCCATGAGTCGTAGTGGACAATCGTGCCAATGGCCATGATGTGACCCTTGGATGGGTTCAGGCTCGGCATGACCTGGCCTGCTATCCACTCCCGCACCTTGTCCCGCTGCTCAGGAGTCAGGGTGTTGTTCTCGTCCTCAAAGTCATCCATCAGTATCTTGGTGGGCCTTTTACCATCCACTACGATACCACGGATTGACTGCCCTGCACCCTTGACTTCAATGTAGGTCTTGTGACCAGTGACAGGATTCAGGATGTACACCTTCTCCTGCCGGTCAATCAGAAACTCCCTGTGGCCAAAGAACAGTTTAAACATGTCGTTGTACTTGACCTGCGTGACAATATTACGCAAGTCAGTCACTGCCAACGGAAACGTCTTTTTAATCAGCACAATCACATCTTCTGTGTCATAGGCAATGTCAAATACAGTGCCTACGGTGCTGGCCCAACTGGTGTTATGCGTCAGAAGATAGTCTTGGGTAACATAGATACCGTCTTCTGCGGCCACCTTGATGCACTTGCAATAATCTTTTCCGACATACTCTATGTTAGTTATGGCGTTCTTTGTACGAATGCTGCCTTTCCATTTGGCCATCTTGCGTGTCAGTCTGAACGGCCTGATGGATGCTGGAACGCGCGATATAACCCTATAAGACTTTCTGTACTCAGAGCTTTTGTCAAATCGTGTCTGTTGCTCACACTTTGTTGCTGTACCGCCAAGACTGCGTACAAGCTCTATATAAGAATCAACAATTCCTTCGTCTTTCTGGCAAAAGCTGACTTGCGTCCCATCGCTTGAAACACTACCGTCTGTGTCATTGAGGCCCTGCAAAAGCAATTCCCGCTGCTCAACAGAGCCTAATAAGTACTGTTTCGGTATATGTTTGTTACCTAAAACTCCAAGTTCCCTAAGATGACCAATAAGTCCGCATATAGAATACATGTATCTGGCTTTGTTCTTGTTAGCCGGGTAATGCTCCCGTATATAGTCTACAATTTCTTCATCGTTGCTTGCGAAACCGCCGCTACTATTAGTACCATCTCCAAGCCATGCGCCCAATACATAGGGGTCAATACTGTACTGCTTTTCTGAAAACCGGATTGGGGCAACCGTTCCTATAAAGTACCTGCATTCTTCGTATGGACCATAACCGCGTTTGTCTGAATGTTCGGCTTTATAGTTCGCCAATATCTCTTCTGTAGTCTTAGTTATCGGCTTATTGCCAGTATTACTCGGACATGTAACAACCCATCTATGGTCGCCGGATACTGTTACACTTCTATTGTCACGCGTATGAAGCCTGTAAGTATCTGTGTACATAACTTCAGATACACCAACTATGC